TTATACTCGATTTGCCTATTCCTGCTACACCTACCGTAACTATCTATGATTGTATTCAGCTTTATGCGCAACCTGAAACCATTGAATGGAAAGACGAAAAAACAAATACATATGTTCCAGCGAGTAAAAAAATTCATTTCTGGAAATTACCCAAATTGTTATTTGTTGTATTCAAACGGTTCAATAATTCCAACCATAAAAATAATCAACTCATTCAAGTTCCATTTACCATTACATTAGGGACAATTTCTTACAAACTTATATGTGTATGCAACCATTACGGCAATGTACATGGTGGGCATTATTCTACTATTGTACAAAAAGATACATGGGTAGAATTTGATGACGGAAGTATTTCTCCTGTTCAAGACCATAAAGTGATTACTCCTAACGCGTATTGTTTGTTATTTAGACAAAGTTAAGTGTTTAGAAGAATTATTTATAAATAAAAAATAAACTAAGTATATGGATCCGTTGTTTATAATCATTCCAGCAATGGTTATTATGCTTATCTTTATTTTTTTGATAAATTCTTATTCTTCCTTAGAAATTCTTTTATTCATCATTTTCATTTTGATTATTGCTGCTGTAGGCGTCCATTATTTTTTAGGAATTAATTTAACTGCCACTATACAAAATTTATTTAATAAACCAGAAATAGACGTTGCTATTGTGCAACCCACTAAACAACCACCTAAACCATCCAATGGAAAAGAACAAACTTACCATGTGCAGGGTAAGTTTGATTATATGAACGCCAAAGCTGTTTGCAAAGCTTACAATGGTAAAATTGCAAACATTAAACAAGTGATGGAAGCGTATGATAAAGGCGCCGAATGGTGTAATTACGGATGGTCGGATGATAATATGGTATTGTATCCTACACAATTCAAAAGTTGGAAATCCTACCAAAAATTAGGAAATAAAGAACAATGTGGTCGTCCCGGTGTAAACGGAGGCTACAATAATCATTTATTTCAAAAATTAGGTGTGAATTGTTTTGGTAAAAAACCAAAATTAAATGGTCCAATGCCTAAACAAGTAGTACCACAAGAAAATGTAGATAAACGTGTCGAATTTTGGAAATCCAAAATTCCAAACTTAACAGTAGACCCCTTTAATTACGATGCATGGAGCGAATAAATTATCGGTCTCGAGGGTCATCTTTTAGGCGGCGACCGTTTAATGATACAGGTGGTTTTAGTCCAAAATTAGTCATACCTGGGTAATCTATATCAGGATTCCAATTTTTATAACCAGGTTTAGTTTTCCAATAATTATTCCAGTTATCTAAATTATCTTTGTATGTTTTTCCAGAGTTTGTAAATCCAAACAACCCTCCTCTTAATTTTCTTGATTTTCTGTTTTGTCTCGATTTTCTGTTGTTTCGAACATTACGCCTAGATTTCATATTTTAAGTATAGATTAAAAAATGAAATCAACTATTTTCTTTTACGAGTACCGCCAAAGACAGAAGGAGGAATAGAACGATGTTCATCCGAATATTTCATTTGTTCTTCATAGCTTTTATCCATCATTTCATCCATCTCTGTATTACCTATTTTTTGTTCTACATGTTTTTCTACAAATTCAGGTTTGGTTAAATACGTAATGGCTAAAGCAATCATACTTGTATACGAACATCTTGATATGTCCAACGGATAAAATTTCTTTTCTATCGTTCCTGTTATTGTATCTTTTTGACTACGCACTTTACCTCCATAAAATCCTAAATAGAGAGTGTTCCAATCCACCATAGGATTACATTTGGAATCTAATGTTCCATCTGAATTTACTTTACATTTTGAATAATTTTCTGCAGCTAATTTACTGTATAAACCTTTATTGGATGTACTTTCGTCACAATTACCTTTTACACCCTTAAATGGTAATTCATGTACGCATGGCAGCACAATTGGTTTACGTGTAAGACTAATAAACGGTTGACTTTCAGGAGTTTCGCGCATACCATCTATAAGTGTAAATAATGTTTCATGCGTTCGAATTAAATCAGATACGAAAAAATGGGTTGGTACTGTTTGCCGATTCAATGTTAAATATTGATACAACTCTTTACCAGCAAGTGTAGCTTGTGTGATGCCGTTGGGTGTAAGGGACGTATCTGGTACTGCATGAAATTTATTTGCCATGATGTTAGAAGTATCATTATGTTCTCCTTGTCCATGTCGTACTATGTAAAAAGTATATGTTTTATCTATAGGTGGAAGTTTTAAAAACTTGATAAAATTAGTGTCAACAATGTCAAATGTAGGATATACCGTACGTCCAGGTAGTGTAGAGGCTTCTTTTACATAATAGGGACGTTCTCCATTTATTTTTCTTGTTTCTGATTCCGATAAATTTCCTTGGTACACCATGGATAAATGTAATGAGGAAGGTGTAACGGATAATTTTAATATAGCGCAATTCATGAACCGTATTTTATCTTTACTGGCATTTTGTTGAATAGCATCTAATAAACATTGAATTCTTGTATTATGGGAAACAATAATACAGGCTACTTCAGGTAGTTTTTTTACTGGTTCAACTACTGGTTCAACTACTGGTTCAACTACTGGTTCAACTACTGGTTCAACTAACGGTTCAACTAACGGTTCATCATCAACTTCTTCATCATCTTCATCTAAACGAGAAAGTTTTAATGTTTTGTTGGTTGTAGTTTTATTTTTTTGTGTTTTATTAAATCGAACTGCATTCAATGGAAGTAATAGTCGTAAAAATTCTTGTGGACCTAGGTAATATTTAATTTGTTCTAATGTAAGGTTTCCTATAACAGGTTGTTCTGGTGGTAAATATAAATATTGGTCTAATTGTCTATAATAGTTTTCTTTACCTATTTTTTTCCATTCTTTTTTTATTGTTCGTAATCCTTCTGCTAATGGAACGGTGTCTAAATTAATGTTTACAATAGATATTTTTACAGGTGTGTTTAACATATAATCAAACATCTCAAAGAAAAATTTATCTCCCAAGACACGTTTAATTTTTTGTGAATTACACACTTTTAACATTTCTTCAATGTATAATTGTGGATTTTCTTTGGATATGTTTATTCCATAATATTTTTCTAATTTTATTAATTCAACACCCTGATTCAAATGAAATAAACATGCTAATAATATTGTAAGACGTAATTTTTCATTATCTGGTTTTTTTAATTGAGATTGTATCAATTGTATTTTACGTAAATTATTAAATTTTTCTTTTAGTTTACGTTGTTGCATTTGGTCTTCGTCTATCTGAAGTGCTTCATCCTGAGACAACCGTTTTGATAAACGTACTGCATTATATTCACCTGGTTTACCTTCTGGTTTAGGTGTTCGTTCTTTTAATTTAAAATCATCCAACTGTGCTAATTGTGATTTAAGATTTTCAGGCCGATTGATAAATTCTTTATATTCAGGTGTGTTTCCATACGTTTTAAAGCCTTCATCTGTACATGGTTTACCATCAGGTGGTTTGATTCCGTATGCAATGGGTTTTAAATTTGTATCGGATGGATAAAACATGTGTGGAATGTAATGGCTATATTCTGGATTAGACGACCAATAGGATTGCCAATCCTGTTTGTTGTCTTCACATGTTTTAGCAACCGATTCTTCACACACACGAGGATTACCTGATTCATCTAGCAATTGACCTTTTACAGGTACTGCACCTCTTAAATTGAATGAACCTGGATATAAAAAAGAAGAATCATACAAAGCATAAGGTGTTCTATTTTTATAATATTCTTCTGGATTTTTTCTCCAATCTGGATTATCTTGTTTCACTGTATAATTTCTCCATGTTTTTCTCCAATCTTCTTTATTTGCACTACACGTTTTATTTTTATTGTCCCAAAATCCCCATCCTCCTTTTCTTGTTCTATTTTTTGGCATATATATACAAAATATTAAATGTCTAAATTAACAGTATGTTTGTCAGACTTTTTACGACGGGGTTTTGATAACCCATCTTTCATATCTTTCAATTCACTTAAACTGACGGTACTCGTTGCATCTTCGGATGGCTTTGGTTTTAGCCCACTTAAAATATCATTGATATCGGTTGGTCCTCTCATGTCAGGTCTCTTATCCGGTTGTGGTTGCGCCCTCTCGCGATTTACGTAGGATGTATGTTGAGGTGGTGCGCTAGGATGCGACATGTTGGGCATTACGTTGTTCATAAATCCTGTAAATCCTGGATTGGTATTTCCCATGGAATTTACTGCAGCCTGTGTAAACTTTTGCATCAATTCTGGATTTTGCCTCATAATATCGTCCATGCCAGGAAGAGACGACTTGAACATGGTGTTGGTCATATGAAGCATCATGGCACCTCCACCTAATTGAAAGAGTAATTTCAGCTCGGGCGCCATCTTGGCCTTGGACCTGTATTTTTCGTGTAGTTCTGCAAAAATTTCATCGTAATCCGTAATGTTTTCATTGACTTGTTCTGCCCATCCATCCAACTTTACATCAAAAGGGTCAAACTTAGAATTCAAAAATTCCAACCCCGTAATGGCCGCCATCAACATTTTACCCTGAAACTTGACACTGTTTGATTTTTCCTTTTCAGAAATAATGTTTTCGTATTCTCCTTTCATTTCTTCTAAAGAAGAATCCATGGTGTATTTACGGGTAAGACGACCACCTTTAGACTCAATATCTTCTAATTTTCGCAATATCTTGAACTTATCGCGCAACACCTCTGCTGAATTTTCCTTGACGGCCACTTTATCAGGGTCGATAGTATTGATGGATTTAAAACCATCCCATGATTTGTCTACTTTGATAGGGCGTTCGTCAAACTGAACACTGGGTCTTGGGATATCATTGGACAAATCAATGCGTGGAAACTCCATACTAGGTGCATCTACTGTCTTGAATTCTACTTTTGGAGTATTTACTTGTGATAGTGAGTTTAATTCATTTTCTAATTTATCTAAATCAGTTAATTTAATTTCACCAGGTGCTTCCTTTTTTTTATTGTTCATTAATAATTCTACACCAGGTAATGATGGGGCAGAATCAGAGGATAAATCAATAGGGTCAAAATTAAGCTTAATTTCCTCTAAACCATCTAATTTGGGGCCAAGTTGAATAACATCCATTATGTTTATATAAGAACAATTAATTTTAAGTAATCCGCATTTATATTGTTTAAATACCAAATAAGTTGTAATAATGTATCCGCCAAATCATCTTTTTTCTTATGTTTTTCAAACCCTGTATTCCAGTGGTTAGCTACAATTAATTTTCGAACACAATCTACACTTATTTTTTTACGCTCTGCATAAGTAGACGGTCCTTTGTGGAATAATTTTAATTTATTCACGGATGAGACACAGACAACTTCTGCATGTTTCATAATCCAATATTGCATGACCATTCCTTGCAACATTTTCATACGGTTGGCCAACGGTCCTATTTGATTTTCAATAACGACAACATCCACTTTGGTAAACCTTTCATATTGTTTCACTAATTCTTTTCCTAAATCAATAGCAGAACACGTTTTAGCTGATTTACGTTTTACTTCTGTCAATTTTTTAGTATTCAATTGTTCTACCATACTTTCTTTTGTCTCACATTGTGTTATTCCGTGTAATTTGCATAACTTGGCTAATTCAGGTTTGGTTAATCCAGATAATGGAGGAACGGGTACGGCATGTTTTTTACAGAAAAAAAAAGTGTCTCTAAAAAACAAAGCAGGTTGTTTGCACTGTTTTTTATGAAAATGGGTACAAGTAGGTTGAGGGCCTAACAAATCCAATACATCCCAGTCTATTATTTTAAATGTGTCTGTTACAGAGGCAAGACAGTGTGCCAGATGGGTAATTCCAATATCAATCGATAATACCAACATACTAGTAGTAGTGATATGTATTTATGTTATCTTACTCGTTTATATAATTCAAAAACAGTAAGCGCACCGAGTATTTGTACAAGTATGTAAGGAACGAGTAATGTTGGGTTTTGTTTTCCAGCAAGTGTCATTAACACTGTAACAGCCGGATTGAAATTTCCTCCTGAAATAGGACCAGCTAAATAGGAAGCAAACGCTAGAGCGGCACCAATCGCAAGAGGGTTCCCAGTAACAATAATGACATACAAGAAAAAAACCGTTCCTACATATTCAATCAATAGTTCTTGCATA